ATACCGAGACATGTTGGCAGAAGTCTCGATGCGTGACCAGCAGCCCTTGTGGGCCTTGGTTCCCGATGAAGTGGCTAACCCCAAAGAAACCAAGAGACTCTGGGACCACTGGTTTCCAGTCATTAAGAGCTACGGTTGGAGTGTCGGATTTGCTGTGCAAGATGGCATGACAAAGGACGATGTTCCACCGGAAGCAGATGTCATCTTTGTCGGGGGGTCTACCGAGTGGAAGTGGGCAACCATGCACCGATGGTGCCAAGAGTTCCCTAGAGTCCACGTAGGTAGGGTCAATAGCCCAGAAAAACTGTGGGACTGCACCGAGTCCGGGGCCGAGTCGTGCGATGGCACTGGTTGGTTTCGGGGTAACCCTAAGCAGACTGCGGGACTCATCGAATACCTAGACAGAGTCCATCAGGGAAAGCCCCGACCGGGGACTGGAAAACTATGGACCTAATCAACTAGATCGGCCTAGCGGTCACAAACGTAGGCTCTGGTGGTTCCTTCGGTCCACCCACGGCTCTCCGCAGGAACCCCTCGATGACCCTGCGTTGCCGCTCGTCATCCTCGGCCATCATGTGGCGATCGGTGTCCCGAGCCATAGCTCGGACCCAGAACTCACACGCCATAGCCAAGGCATCCACCCGGTCATCGTGCCGCAGGGCACCACGGTCCCTAGTGATCCGGCTGATCTGGAAGCCAAGCAGTCGGGTCTGCTGGTCGTCATTCGTGTAGGACTTGACCGACTCCCAATCTTCGATCCACACCTTGCGGTTGAAGATCAACTTGTGGGAGTTCATCAGTGGCTCCAGCACATCGCAGATCCGCCGTTCCTTCTGGATGTGGTGCCGGACCCCCTCGATGGGACAGGGGTAGGTAGACTGGAGCACGGGAACCAGCAGCGCCTCGAACATCCCCTGACCAAAGTTCTCCTCGCAGAGAATGCGGGTCACCTTGTTCCGTCGGGCGATCTCAGCCAGCATGGCCAGCACCTTTGGATCGTATCCACCCTGGATACCACCAGACTCCAAGACGAATAGCTGACCACCATAGCTGGCTACCACGGAATACGCTGTCTCGTCAGCGCCCTTGCCTGAGGGGTCCACCGCCATGATGGTTCCCTCATAGGCAGACATCTTGCCTACCCGAGTCAGGGGCCGGTGGTAGTAGTCACCGTTGAACCCTGGACAACTTGGGTCAGCCCAGCGGAGATCCGGGTCGTTAGCCCAGAGATACTTCTCGTAGCAGGTCTCTACATCCAGATCGTCCACGATCAGATCGTTGATCTTGAGTGGATAGCGGTCAGCGTCTGCCAGCGACTGGTCCAGCAGAAACTGCATGGCATAACCAGTCTTCCCGTAGCCCTGACGCCTGCGCTCCAGGTCCTCTAGGTCAAACCTCAGGGGATCCACAGGAGTCCCCACGGCTACCTTGGCAGCGATCCTCTCACGGATCATGGGGGCCAGCCGGTCCCCTTGGCTCGTCACGATCTTCTGGCTGGGGATCTCAGCGGGCCAGATGCGGACTGTATACCCTCGGTTCGGTAGCTCGTGCAGGAGATCCTGCTCGGACTGAGGAGTCCCCAGATACATCACGCGACCCTCGGGCTTGAGGATAGCGTTGAACTCCTCAGTCGCCGAGGCGATCTTGTCCCGCATCGCTTGGGTCGCGGAGTTCTGCTTGGTGACTACGTCATCCGCGATGATGATGTCCGCTCGGCCACCCGTAAGCTGACTGAAGATACCCTTACTGGTCAGAGAGGGAGAGTGAGACGGAGGAGCAGGCCCGACATCAAAGGCGATCTTGGAGTTCCGCTGCTCATCCCGAGGTAGCAGGTGCTCCGTTAGCTCCCCCATCTCATGGATGAGACGCAGGGTAAACGTGGTGAAGTCGTCGGCTCGAATCTTGGAGCCAGAGACAACCTGGATCAGCTTGGTGGGATCCAGCAGCAGCGTCCAGACACAGAAGGCAGACGCAATGTAGCTCTTGCCAACACCCCGGAAAGCCTCCACGACCACTCGGTCTCCACCATGCTGCATGAAGTCCGCGATGTCATACTGAACCGGGGTCGGATCAGGTAGACCAATGGCCTTCCATGCTAGGTAGGTGAAGTTCTTGAACCCCGAGGGGCCAGTGAAGACTTCCGGTATCTGCATCAAACTAGGACAGTAGCGTAGAACACAGCCCGCTCAGTGGCAAAGTCCTTCATACGCAGACGGAATCTAGGAGTCCAAGGGAACGAGGCGATCTGACGCTCAACTAGATTAGGGCTTGTCAGAGAACTGCTAGTGATCGTCTGCATCCAGTTGTATTCAACGCCATCGTTCAGACTGCCTTGGATCCAAGCCTCATGGACATGGCTACCACCGAAGACGCCATCAATAGACTTGATGACCGTGTCGATAATGATCTCATCTCGACTGCTCGGCAGTTCCGCAACATTGAAGTCCAAGTATTCGACCGAGAACCCAGCAGTTTCGACAAGTCCCAGAGGGTCTCGACCGAAGACACCGACATACTTCTGGATGTTAGTAGGATGATATTCGCGCATTACTCCCCCGATGCCTTGCGGATTGGTTCTTCTGGATCATGGAACGGAACAAGATCAGCGAGCTTCTGTAGGCTGCTACCCTTGTTCGCTAGGTCAGCCGAGCTAATGCTGTTGTCCTTGAGGAACTGACGGGCCACGTTGAGATCCGCTGGGCAGTAGTCACCCGACTCTAGTTTGACCAGCAGTTCCTTGGTCAGCAGGCCATGGAGATCGGCCAGCAACTTGTCGATGTTGTCCGTCATTCCAGCACCCATACCTCGACATCACCGCCGTTAGGGTTGGTAGTCATCACGATCTCTGCTCGGTGATAGCGGACCAGCGGAATGTCCTTGTGATAGTAGTCATCGTTCTGTGCTGAGGTCAGATCAGCCCACACAGATTGATCGGTGGACCCCAGGATGCCTTGGATCTTACTGGTAAACGCCATACCAGACGCAGAAGTCCTGACATGGACGGCCCCTTTCTCCAGATCGCTGCCTTTGTAGTCTGTAGCCCAAGTAACATACTTGGTGCCCGTCTCTGCTGCCTCGTAGTTGGCCTCTCCCACTTTGCGAGTCTTCATGTCTGTCTCCTACTTGATAGATGAAATGACAAGGGCACTGACGGCGGGGATAAGACCGCCCATCAGACCCCAGATACCACAACGGACCTTGAGCATGGCGATCTCCTTTTCCACCTCTGTCATGCGGTCAATCATGTATTGCTGCACTGTCCGTGCGTTGTTCCTTTCGTGACGGATCTCCTGTGTTAGACGGTTGATCTCTGTCATCACGAGCTTGCGATACTCATCCCAGCCGTTGCCCTCTGCCATATTATCACTAAATCTTGTGGCCGTAGACGATGAATCGGACATCAGAAGACAGCGCAGGAGACTCAAACAAGAATCGGTGGTAATCTGGAATATCGTAGATTGATATGTTGTTTACACTAGCCTCTCCTACCTGATCTGCTGTCATAGAGAGCTTCTGGCCAGAGGTTGCTGGTAAGTATAGTTTGTAACTGACCGTCGTTGGGTAATCTGTGCTGTTGTGGCGCTGCGTCCTAAAGCGGTAATACCAAGAGTAGCTCGATCCGTCAGTGCTAACTTCGGAGTAGATGTATTTACTAACATCGCCTCCCCATCTGATGTCGGTTAGGACAACCGTGTAGAAGAGATACTGGCTGTCATACCAGCTTGGTGTTCCCCCCGTCCACAAGTTATAAGCTGTATTTACCCCTACACTCGTCCCCGAGGCTGAGGCAGTATAAACTAGGTCAATCTTAGACCCGGTTCCTGCACCAACAACAGTGTCTACGTAGTCTTTGGTGGCCGCATCGTCTGCTACTGAAGGAGTCAGTAGATTGGTGATACGCTGATTGTTGAGGTCAAGAGCCCCCGTAGGCACGCCAATCTGGTTTAGGGCCACATTGCCCAACTCCGTCAGCCAGTCAGAAAGATCCGCAGCCAACGCAGTGCTCACCGAGACAGCCCCGGTATCCTTGTCCACCTTCAGGTAGCGATCAAAGCTGCCCCCAGGTGCCGTGATGAATCCGGTCTCCTTGAGCTTGTCAAAGGTCACCGACTCATCCGCCAGCTTGCCCTCGGTCACCGCCAGATCGTTGAGCTTGGCCGTGGTCACCGCAGAGTCCTGAAGGGCCGCAGTGTCCACTGCATCATCCGCAAGGTTGGCAGCAGTCACCCCGTCCGTCTTGATCTCGAAGCTGCCCACCGAGTTCTCACTGAGAAGCAGGGTGTTCAGGAACCTAGCCTTGCCAAAGTTCTGGACACTGATGACTGTCCCACTAGCCGGGAAGTTCGCGCCAAAACTCAAGGTGCTGTTGGCACTACCAGCGATCACATTAAAGTCAGTGATCGGGCGCTGCACTACGCCCTCGATGGCAACCACCAGATAGTTGGCGTTTAGGTAGGCACCACCAGTCAGCGTGAAGTCACCCGTGGATCCCGTGCCGGTGAACTCCCAGCTTTGGGGAACCCCAGCAACCCCAAACTCTGCGATGTCATCCACGTATGCCTTGGTCGCCGCATCAGTCCCGGTGTCCGGCGCATCCACATTAGCGATCCGCTGGTTAGACCCACCGCGAACAGCAGTCCACACGCCAGCCGTAGCATCCCACTGGAGATACTCAGCGTTCGGGTTGATGTCCCCGCCGTCATCCTCTTCCAGAGCTTCCTGAATCAGATACCAGACTTGCTTCTGGTTAAGATCCATCTCCGTCTCAGTGATGGCCCCAAAGGACTTGAAGTCCACTGCTCGGGCACTGTATTGACGGGGGGTGACCCGGCGGATGCGGACCTCATCACCACTAGGGGGAGCCGTGGTGAACACGATGGCCTCGTTGAGAACCTCATAGTCAGTGCCCTGGTCTTGGGCTGTCCCATCGACCGTGACAGTGATATGGCTCTCCTCGATGTAGTTGAAGAGAGTCCCGAAGTTGGTGGTAGAGCCGTCTCCGTTGTAGAAGGTATAGCTCAGTCCGCTATATGTAGGGGT